TTAAGCAGAAACCTAAAGCAAAACAGGAAGATGATATGGGGGATTTCAACCAGGATATTCCCTTCTGATCTACGGCCCGAAAGCGGATGCTGCTTATTTGATTAACTTAGGGGTTCATCAACGCAGTGCAGCGAGTAGGGCCACCCAATACGCCAAGCCGATAGTGGCGGGTAACATCGGCAGCAGGGGCTAGGCACCCTTTGCGATGCTCCAAGTCTAGTGACCCTGCACCCTTACATAGGAGATTTATGAAACTGTTAGACACGTTACAAAAACGCTTTAAAATTCCCAATGATAGGCAATTGGCTGCAAGAATGAATATATCAACACCAGTTATTAGTCGTATTCGCAATGGGAAATGTGCTGTATCGGCTGATATTATGATCCGTATTCACGAAGTATTTGGTCTGTCAATCGCTGATATAAAGAGGCTTTGTAGATGAGTTGGAATATTACAGAATTAGATGTAATACGGTGGGCAGAGCAACGAGGCATTATCGAAAACTCAGACTCCAAGACGCAGTTACTCAAGGCAGTATCTGAAATGGGAGAATTAGCCGATGCTGTTATTAAACGGAACCGACCTGCTATTATTGATGGTATTGGTGATGTGCTTGTTTGCCTTATTGTGGTGGGGGCTTTAGAAGACGTAAGCCTTACTCAATGCCTAGAATCAGCCTATAACGAGATCAAAGACCGTAAAGGTTATCTCAATAAAAATGGAGTATTCGTCAAAGATGGATCAAGTTAATCATCCAGCACACTATACCGATGGTGGCATTGAAACCATTGATTTCATTGAAGCCAAGAAACTAGACTTTCATCTAGGGAATGCCGTTAAATATATATCTAGGGCAGGTAAGAAAGAAGACAAGCTAAAAGACCTGCTAAAAGCGCAGTGGTATATCAATCGAGCTATTGAAAATGCACAAAGTTAATCAGGAAACTTACGCAAAGTTAATAAAATTCCTAACTAAAAATGATGCGACATTACAACAATTAGCAGATGAATCCGGATTACACGTTATCACTGCTGGCAATCTAATTAAGACTTTTAGAAAGTATAAGTTAGTCCATATCTGTGAATGGGAAATGGACAGACTAGGCAGGGATAATAAAATGATAATTCGTTGGGGCGAAGGCAAAGACGTTAAACGCTTCAGGATGTCTAATAAGGAGCGTCAACGACTACACAGAGCGCGTAAGAAATCGCAAATAATTACGCACCCTGTTAGCCTAATTAGACCTTTATCAGTTGGCCTCTGAAGACTACATGGTCATTATTCCAGAACTGACATAACTCTGGAGGCAACATCTGACCATCAACAAAGGTTAAGACTGCAAAGCCTGACCGATGGTTCTTTGGATTGTCTTCAGAGTATTCAAACTGATCTCCACTAACGTCACACAATGTTCCGGTATCCACCCCATACCTGTCACCTCGGTAATCACTCCAAGGCGTAACCTTTAGAGAATGCAGGTGGCCTGTAACCATACTAATGCCAGCCTTCATTGTGTTATTGTAGACAGCATGGATGCCATTATGATAACGATGCTTAATCATCGTAGAGTCGTTGACCATAATGCTGGTGGAGAACTTCCATAGTGGGAAATGGTCTGTCAGGTTCATGCCTTCGACACCTCGCCATGTATCCCCTACCTGAGCCGCTAGACGGGCGTTAAAGCGCATATCGTGATTGCCCCATGTCCAGTGTAGGGCAGCGCCTTTAGCGGCTTTCTCGATCTCTCCTAGACGCTCCTGACAGGCTTCTAGTTCCTGTTTTACGTTAGGCGTAATACCCCATCCTGATACTGGATGACGAGAGATAGATGCCCCATCAAATACATCACCATTCATAACGACCATCTTTGGCTTTAAGTCTTTGATGATCTTTACAAATGCACGATGAGCAGTGCTGATAATTCCAGGCCAGTAATGACAGTCAGACCCTACGACAATAACACCATTTTCTAGCCTAACATTTACCCTGATGCCATTCTCAGGAAATGTTACTTTGAAGTCTGGACTATTCTTTGCTACACCTTTAAGAATAATCCCGTGTTCTTCTTCAATATTTCTTCTTCTAGAATGGACATTTCTTTCATTTAAACCTAATGCTTTTGATACTTTTGCTGCTGATCCGTACTTATTCCACAGAGCTATAAATTCCTGATCTGTGCAAGATCGTTTTCGCATGATCCCCTCTAATTAGAAAATCTATGAAATTCCCCGCACCAGTCTTCTCTGCCAACAACAGGGAATGTACTTTCATAATTATCATCACCCATATTAATTAATGTAGGTGGATAACGTCTGCAATAGCCTAGATCTTCTTTTGGCTCAACATCAAAGAATGAGCAGGATTGGCAAGCTGGCATCCAATCTTCTTTTTTAGGCATTATGGTTTGTTGTTCTTAAATTCAGGCTCAGTAGCCAATAACTCAAATGATGCAGCGGGCCATGTTCTATTGTCACCAGTCTCAAAAACCGCCAGAATCGCATTAGCACGACGAACCCAACAAAACCGGATATAGGACTCAGTACCAAAGGCATAGCCATCATTCATGCCCCTAGTACCGCAATACTGATCCCTAGTCGTTATTACTGTCCAACCACCAGCATTATTTTGGAAACCTGCTGCTTCATCCGCGAAACTATAACAACTAATTAACGATAAGACAACAGCAAGTTTCTTCATGCTAGCCTCCTAAATAAAGGGCTTTCTCGTCATTTCGCCTCTTTACAAGGCCTGGTAAAACCTTACCTCCACCCTTTGTGTACTTTAGGAACTCATTGGCTGCACCTTCATAATCTCCTCGATTATGTTTCTGTCTCAAGGTACTTCTCTGCAATGATCCTAAACCTACATTAAAGGCAAAGCTGACCAGCGCATCCAACTGCCCTTGACTAGCAATAACAGGACAATAACGGGATACGCCTCGTATAAAACGAGCAAGATCGGCTTTAAGAATCTCATCGATTTCCTCTTTTGAGAATATGCGAAAGTCTTCAATCTTTAGTGGGTATTTCATCCGGTCATCCATCTTCAGGTTACCCTGCTCAGGATACAGAACATGACCGACACCAATCGTCCATAAAGCAGCAGGACAGCGGTAAGGCTTATTCCTTACCCCTTCATGGTGTTTAATCATTTTTAAGGCTTTGTCACTAATCATTTGCCAAATGCCCGACCGCCAAAATGAAACGCTATGATGGACGCAAACAAAGCCTGAGTCTCATCATCCCAAAGCTGGTTTGCCATCTCGTTAAAGGAAACACCTGCTTCAAAGCCCTTGTAAGCCAGAACCGCATCCAGAGCGCATAGGAGGCCAAAGAAGCCATAAGTAATCACAGGACGTACCGAAGCCCTCAGATTCTTCATCCACTGGCTAGTACCCTCATTTAGGCTCATATCGTGGGCATAGATAGCTTGCATCTCAGCCTGTTGAGCGCCAATCAAAGCCATACGCTCGTCAGCAGCAGACTGAACCTTGATCTCGTCGAGCTTAACTTCCTCTATCCGCTGTTGCGCTGCAAAACCCTCTTTAGCCAAAGCCAACTCTCGCTCTGTCTGCATACGAGCTAGCTCTAGTTCATGCTTCTTATCTGACTTGTCCTGAAAGAAGTCGAGGATCTTGGGCAAACCACCCATTAAGAATGACGTAAAAGTAGACAGTAAAGTAAGCATTAGCCCCCCAAAGTAAACATCCAAACAGTACCAATAATTATCAATATTGAAACTATAGCACCTAGTCCTATGGCAAACATATCTTGAATAAACTGAACTTTTTTAGCTTTCTCACGCCTAGCAGCCATCTCCAAAGCCTTCAAATGCAGCTTATGGTCAACTTCCCTTTGCCGACGATCTGCCCTGAGTTTCTCTAGCCGACCCATGAACTCGTCGTATAGACCAGGCTCCTGAAACTGGTAGATGAACATCTCTTTTAAGTCTTTGTAGAACTGCTTTAGCTGCCTCTCAGCGACCATCATCTCAATGACGATCTCATAGTCACTACGACTATCTTCCTGGCCTTCAGGTGGGTTTTCTTGGAGTTCTTTGGCCTTGGATATGCCTTCCTCAGCCTTGCCAGCAGACGAAAAAAAACTGGTAAGCGCCCCTAGTGACTCATGAGCAGACTTACCAGCCTCAGCACACTCTCTGATCTCGTCAAACGCTTCCTTAGCAACATCAAAAGCAGCCTTAGCCCCTTTGATGACCATCAGGGCTGTAGCTACTTCTATCATTTTGGCAATGATCCGTTACCAGCCATCCAGAACAATAAACCTAATGCTCCAGCGCCTACAATCCAAAACACTTTTTTAACGACAGAACGGCCTACTTCTTCATAGATTTTCTTGAAGGCAACCTCAGCAGCTCTTTCAGCAATAGCTTCAATCTGCTCATCAGATAACGGCATCTTTTCCATGATTTACTCATAAAGAATATTTATTGTTCCAGCGTCAAATGTGCTTGTCGTTGCGACAACAGATAGTCTATCAAGTGTTCCAGATAATGCAATATTCCCATTTGTCAAATTACCCATTGAATCACCAGATCTATATACAGACCCAGAGGCAGACCATGTATTGCCTGTAACATTCGTAATTACAAATGAACCATGAACGATTGATGCTCCGTCAGTAGTAGAAAATCCACCAATACCTTGTGGCGCAGTGCCTAGTGAACCTGCTGCGATTATAGGAGAAGTACCAGCAGTGAATGTCAGTTGACCACCAGCATACCCAGTAGTAACCAATCCAGATGAAGTACCAAGCTGAATACGAGCAACACCTGCCGCTGCGGTACTAACACCCACTAGCATTACTGTAATTTTCTTTACCCAAGATGGAATATCAGTAAAATTAACTGAAGAACCTGATGCGGTTTGTGAAGTAGCTTGTGTTATCGCACTACCAAAAGAAGGAGGCGCATCACCATTAGACTTTAGTACCTGACCCGTTGTTCCATAACTTGTAGAGCCAGAACCAAAAGAAAAACCACCCTTTTTAGTTATCAATAACCGCTGAGTCATTGAGTTAGCGGTAGACCCAGACGATCCTACATCGGCAGTCTTGAAAATAATATTTCCAGATCCACCTGTGCCAGTACCATTGCCAGCATTGATTTCAATATTAGCGCCAACTACATTTGTACCAGAACCACTAGGAGCACGAATAATATTCCCAGATACACTAGAAGTAGATTCCCCAGAACCAATAATTAAAGTACCAGTAGAATTAACACGAACACGTTCTGTGCCACCAGTTGCAACTGAAACTGCGTCAGATGCAGGGCTATAAATACCTGTATTACTATCACCATTCCATGCAAGAGCAGGAGCAGAAGCAGTGGATGATGCAGGATCTAAGAATAACTTCGTTGCACCTAACAATTCTGATGTTCCAGTAACAGTTAGATTGCCACCTACGGAAAAGTTATCCCCACTTAAACCAGTTTGCTGGTTTTTAAGCTGCGCCATCAACTCACGGATAGCATTATTGATATTTGATGGAGCGCAATTCTCAGCCACGTTAATACCACCAACATCACTGTTATTTACTGGTGATGTGTCAAATTCACTAATCTTTGTTTTTGGCATGATTTAATCCCTGGTTTCAAACATTCCGTAATCAGACAATAACTGACCTAATCCAGCCCAATACCTAGTAGACGTTGGAGACATCTGACGGAGTTCTTTTAATCTAGCCATACCATCTGGACTCGTAATAATATTGGCTATCTGATCTGCATTGGCTGAAGCATCTTTACGAATTGCCCAGTCAGAAATAAATTTAACAGGCTGATCTAACTTAATACCGCCAACAAACCTAGCAACACCAGTTGTTACACTGGTCATTGGAGGATTCTTCATCAGTTCTTCAGTAATCAACTGATTAAATGCAGTATCAGACCCTAGCTTTTTAACCCTGCCAGCAGCCTCAAGAACCTGAGCAAGATCACGCAATGCAACATATTCCTCTTTGCCTAATGCTGTACGAATAGCAGCTTTTGACTTTTGATCCCCAAGCAGAATGTTTTGCCAAGTATTGCCAACATCAAACCTATCGCCTTGCTGAGTTTTAGCTGGTTTTCTAGCAACATTCCAAGCATCTTCAAGATAAGAACGAACTACAGCATTCCATGCCTCTTGACCACCGTTTTCACCCTTGATAATTTGTTCTTTTGCATAACGAACAGTCTCAGGACTTGGGTTGTCAAATATTCTACGAGAAAAATTCTTTAGATTATCTTTAGACATTTGCAGTAAAGATGATCCAGTAACTCGTTGATTAAACTCATTCAATGGAGCAGATAAACGCTCAAATTCAGCATTGGCAGCAATATAGTCTGGATTGTCCTTACCCATTTGCTTAAGCAATGTATTCTTAACTTCTGCCAAATTGCCTTGGATCTTCTTATCAAGCGACTTGAAAGCATCCTCGTTAAACATTGCATCAAGTTCAAACTTAATGTTTTGTAATACTGGTAATCTATTTTCTATTCCTTTTTTGGTAATCTCTTGACCAGCTTCATCCAATGCCGGAACTTCTCTTTCAAAAAGATCTTTCATCTTTTTAAGATAAGATGCAGCACGACCATTAGCAGGTTGTGTTTTTAAGAAATTATCAATTTTGCTAATTACTGGAGCAGTATCTACAGGAGCAGATGCAGCAAAAGCACTTGTATAAAGAGGCTCTGTTGCAGCTTCACGCTCATCTATAAGTTGCTGTTGCCTAGCTTGTAATGCATCAAAACCCATTGATCCAGCTTGAGCTTGGTCTTGAACCTTAGAAACAGTATTTAGATAATCATCAACGGCTGCTTGTACTTTCTTCTCACGCTCTTTGTAAAACTTCTGCATCTTTACCTGAGACTCTGGCACATTAGTAATGACTTTTTGCTGCGACATCAATGAAGCTAGGTTAGTAATTTCAGCAGGAGTCAATGGAATATCCAAACGACCTGCCTTGGCTCGTAAAGACGTAACCAATGGCACATTCATCTGTGCAATATCTCTAGCTGTTCTGCGCTCAACAAATCCCTTACGAATAGCAGGAGCAGTCTCACCTAAAGCAGATAAACCACCAGAAAGAGCGACTTGGTACGGATCAACCTCTTGACCACCAATCAATCCACCTAGTTTTTGACGCAAGTAATTAGCAGTAGCAGCAGTACCACCAGTAATAGTCGCAGCAGTTCCAACACCTAACGGGCCAGCTAATGTAAGCGGAGCAGTAGCGACACCAGCAAAAATATCAGGAACCATCTCAGCGACATCAGGAGCATAATAAGCCGCTGTCGGCAAAGCACCTACTACCTCTTTATAGAACTTCCCGTCATCAGCCTGATACGCTATATCGCCATCAATAACTTGGTAACGGCTCTCAGGAATACCACGTTGTTTAGCAAAGTAGCGAATAGCTGCCATTTTGTCCGTTGGTATACCAGCCATAAACGTAGTGCCAGCACTAGCAGCCATACGAGGATCAGCAATAGGTTTTGGGCCT